TGATTGGTGATTTCATAATTTTTTAAGAGTAATTCATATATTAGATTGGTTAACAAAATAGGTTGCTTAAATTTATATTTATTAGGCATACTCTTTTGTGGGAAACATAAACTTTGATTTTCAAATATAGGCTTTACGACTTTTTGTATAAAATTTTTGATAGGGGGGTTTATATAAGCATCATAATCTGTAAATGTTTTTTTTATTTTTATTTTAAGAGTTTTTTTACCAATATTTTTATAAGAATAAATAGGTTCAAAATAATTACCTTGTTGAATTAATATCAAATAAGGCTTTCTTGATTCATAAAATACACCAGAGTAATGGTTCTTAGGACAAACTAATTCTATATTATTTGTATTATCATCATCTGGAATAGATAAAATCAATAAATTTAATCCATTTTCAAATAATTTTGGATTTGGCTTACTTACTATATCCCATAAATAAGAATGGTCTATTGTAACATTATCATCTTTTAAATATTGAATAAAATTTTCATAAGCAAGAATTATATTTTTCAAATATTTTGTATTTGTTGATGTTCTAAGAAAAATATCATTACCTTTGTATTTCTCTATTAACGTTGGTATTTCACCATCTTCATAAGGATATACATCATCAATTGTTTCACCTACATTTATAAAAGGTTGAAATTGTGTAACTAAATTTCCATTTTGATATGTTATAAATTCATCAAGAGATAAAGAAGAAATAATAACATTCTTAAACTCTTTGATAGATAATATATTTGGTAAAGAAATATATGAATATACATCAGCCATACACGCAACAAATGATTGCTTGTCACTGTATTCAACTCCATGTCTAACTAAACAATTATAATTTGATTTAATACGAGTATCCATTGAACTTACCTGACAATTAATATGAAAATCATTAAAGAATTTCTGTAAAATTACAGGAAGATATCCAAAACGTTGTGCTGGTATAGGAAATTTTTCGGGTCCATAAATATAATCATATATTAACTTTGTATTTATTGTAGGTGTTATATCTTCTCCTTCTGTGTCGGGACTTTGTACGTTGGTTCCAGGTTCAGAACTTTGTACGTTGGTTCCAGGTTCAGAACTTTGTACGTTGGTTCCAGGTTCAGAACTTTGTACGTTGGTTCCAGGTTCAGAACTTTGTACGTTGGTTTCGTTTTCAATAACCGAGTCTCTAACAGATTGTGCCGCCTTACATTCTTTTTTTCTTTTAAGTATAGAAGGTGTATTCCAATTTTTAAAACAACAAGGAACGCAAGTTCCATCTGAAAATTTCTTAGAACTAAATCCAGGATAATGTTTTATATAAGTATCACGTGTTTTATCGGGTTTTCCATTTGGGTAATGGTCTTTACCAGCAAATTCATAAATATAATGGTCCTTTTTCACTTCATTATCTGTCATACTTAATACCTTACCACCACATTCCCCTCTTTCTACTTCTTCTTTTGTCATCATTCTATCATTTAATAAACACCAATATCTAGGACATATAAAATAATTTGTATTTTCTTTTGTGGAACCATATTTTAAAATATCTTCTGGTTTTAAATATCCAGGATTTCGCTGATTGATTTCATCTAATTCTCGTTGCGTTATAACAACAGGTTGTCTTTTTGTGCTTGATTGACATAATCTAGAATAATTATTCATATCATTATTCTTATCCTTTGTGAAAATATATGGAGCTAATTTCTCTAATCTATTTTTAAAATAATATGGATTGTGAAGTTTCATACCAACTATATTTTTTATTTTTTCGTTATTTGTATCTTCATCTATATCAGCTTGTATATCATTCTCATCCTCTTCTTGATTTTCATTTTCTTCATTTTCTTCATAAACAGAAGACATAAAATCAGTTACCTTTGAAGCACCACCTTTAGTATATACAGTATCATCTTCACTATCATCATCCATTGAATATAAAAAATTCATCACTTCATCATTATCATTATCACTTTCTTCACCTTCTTCTATATTTTCATTTTCATTTTCCTCTCCAATATTTTCGTTATTAGTATCATCTAAGACTTCTTCAACATTTTCTTCATTGACTTCTTCTATTTCTTCTTCTGCTAATAATTCATTCTCTTCTAAAAAATCATTTTGATTTGATTTATGTGTATGGGTTATACGATTTTCAATATCAAGTATTGTTTTTTTTAATTGTTTTGTTGGATCCTTTTTACTTCCTGTTTCCTCATCCCGAATTGTTTCTTGAATTCGTGTCGTTTTTGATTTATCCAAACATAACTTATCAATATTTGTTTTTGATATAGATGTTGATTTAGGGTCAATGCTAAGACGTAACAAACTATCAATAAAGATTGGTATTGTTGTTATGTAAAAAATATTATCAATATTTGAAATAGTAATTGTTAATGTTTCGGCACGTGTATCTAAGAATAAATAAACTGGAAAACCAGAATTTTCTTTGATTTCTATCAAACGTTTTCTTACATTTAATTCCAGTTGAATTTCATTTGTTATTTTTGTAAGCAATTGTAAAGCATCCTTTTGTGATAAAGAATAATTTTCAACCAAAGAAATAAGTATATCTCGTATATTTATTTTATTTTTTATACTATCCATAACAAATATTTCAATACTATTTTCTTTGTTAAAATTGGATACACGTGTATAACGCAGTTGATTTTCCTTTTCAAAGATGAAAACATTTCTTAGACATTTAATATATCGTAAAACATTAACCTTGTGTGTAATGGGTAATTTCATTTCATAATCCATTTTTATTATTTTCATTTTATCATCTGTTATACTTGTAAATAATTGTAATGTATTTGATGGAGATGAAAAAGAATTATTAATAATGTCTTGTATTTTTTCTATGATAGGATTAACACATTGTAATAATAATATATTTAATTCGTCAATTGCCAAGGAAGTAAAATCGGCAGGTGCCCCCGTCTTATTCAATGATATAACTATTAATCCTGTTTCATAAACTTCTACAATAAACTCTTTTTGTTTATGATATACATAAAAAGCGATAGATTTTATATTTCCAATTGAACGTACAAGTTTCAATATAGTTCCTTTTGATAAAATTGGGATTTTACTACCATTACTTGTTTTGGTTTTACAAAATAAACGATATATATTTTCCTTTCTTGAACCAGGATTATATTTTATAAGAGGTATTGTGATAGATGATGAAATTTTTTTGAAAATAATTTCTAATGGAATAGAACTTTTTTTCAACAGAAAGGAGAATTGAATAGATTTTATACCTGTATATGTATAAGGTAAATCAGATTTTCTATAAAGATAGACATCTGTTAATAAATCTACACTTTTGTAGCTTTGAAGCTTATCTTGGGTAATTTCATTGAGATGGGATTGTTCTTTAAAATAAATCTGTTTTATTTTGTCATCACCTTCTTTTATAGAAGCCAATACATCTGACAAAAAACATAAATGGATAACATTTTTATAAAAAAATCCATATTCAAATAATAAACTTTCTGATTTTATTTTTACAGAAAGAATGGTATCTATATTTTCATTTTCATTTTCATCTAAGAAAATATAAGGGTTCGCATTATAAATATATTTACCTATTATTTTTTGTCCTATAGGTATTGTTACATCAGATGATTGTTCTTTTATTCTACCATAAAGATATAATGGTTCCATATTGGATGTAGCCAATCTTATTTTTGTTTTTATTGTTTCTATGGTATCATCGTAATGAAGTAACATTGGATAAAATTCAACGGGAATGTTTTGGGTAGTTATAATATTTAATTCTTCCTCATCAAAGATGGGGGAGTTTGTAGTTTTATCAATTGGATTTTTGTTTGTTTGTTTTTTATCCATTACAAATTCAGATAATCCAAATACAATAATTTTTTTTATTGTAGAACGACCTGACATAATATGTAATTTAAATATCATACTCTTATTATCTATGTAGTAAAATAATTAATCCATAAGTCGCCGTAAATACCGACCATGTATTGTATAAAAATGTAACAATTAATTCAGGATTTACAAAAGTTCTATATAAACTAATTATTTCCTTTATTCTATTCATATCAAATGAAAACATATTTGTTGGACTATTTAATTTTGATATATCAATAACTTTTTTACCAACATCAATCATATTAATATTAAATTTATATTGTGTGTAAAACCAAATAATAATAGATATAATAAATATCCATATTATTCGTAATGGATATTGTAAAAGTTGTTCCTTTGTTACGTGAGGTGATTTTGTAAATGGTATAAGTAAATATAAATACTGACTTACTATTGTAAAGTCATACATACCAGCAAATAAAGCCATTAAACAAAAATTATATTTATAAAGGTGTTCGTGAAATGGTAACCACCCGATAACTTTACAACTACTTTTCTTTTTATTTTTTTCAGCAGCTTCTTTATCACAAGGTTCTTGTAGATAAAACAACGTACAAATAAATATTATTCCATAGAAAATCAACCATAAGTAAATGTATTTGTCAAATACTGGATTGGAAGCTTCTAAGATATATTTGTTACTCCATACAAGGGTAAGAGATTGTATAAAAAATAATGAAAGTAATAACCAGCTACTTTCAACACCATTTTGTATGAAAAAGAATACCAATTCAATGATACCACACAAAAATAAAAATGGTAATATTGTATAATCTAATAAATTATTGGTTTTTTTGGCAAGATAATAAATTGTTATACAGTAGATAGTATTAATAACAAATAATACAATACTAGTTAAATTATTCATATATTATGATAATTTTTTTATTGTTTCGCTATTCATTTCATATTATCAAGTAACTGTTCTAATTTTTTCATTTCAGCTTCAACAATATCACATAATGAAACATCACAACCTTTTCTTCTTCGTATAATAAAGGTTACATTCTTTTGTGCCCTTATATTTTCACCATCAAATATACTATCTATCTGTTTTGTATAGTCTCTCCATTCCTTATTTAATTCCTTGATAACAGATTTTGTTACACTCATTTTAAAGATATTATTAATATTTTCATATAATTGATAATTGAAATCATTTTATTTACCAATTATATGAAGGACTTTTATAACAATATACTAGGTTGTATTTGTTTACTTGTGATTACTGTTATAACTTATCAAATTTATCATATGAAAGATACATATGGATTAAAATGTGTAATATCTTCCGTAGATGGAAAAAGATATTGTGTAAGGGATAGAGAAAATATAGAAGAAGCTACAGTATTATTACGTAGTGTTATAAATAAATGTAAATTATTGATTTCAAAATTGAAAGAGGAATATCCTGATGATAAACGTGTTATTATGTTATCTAAGAACTTTAGACCAGATAAAATTTATGAAACTTTACCAACAAGTGAATTAACTGCTTATTCTGAAAACAAAGGTGAAAAGATGGCTGTATGTTTGAATAAAAAAAAGAATGATAATACAAAATTGATTGACGAACATACTCTTACATTTGTATGTATTCACGAGTTATCTCATATGATGACTTCTTCTATAGGACACAAAGAAGAATTTTGGTCTAACTTTAAATTTTTATTGATTGAGGCAAAAAAATATGGTATTCATGATCCTTATAATTACAAGAAGGATAATGAAGAATATTGTGGTATTTTCATAAAAGATAATCCATACTATGATTTATAGTCCCTAATAAACATATTACTTAGAAGAACAGTCAATTTCAAATGGAGGTCTCAAATAATCAGGGGTGATAGTGGATTGATTCCATATACTTACACTTGTTTGGGGATTAGGAGGTTCGCTTCTTATCTGAAGATTTGGATTTCTTAGAGACGACCCAATGGTATCAATGCCTGCTAAATATGTAGGTGATAATAAATTTCCAGGAATTTGGACTGATTGTCCCGCATTTCCCCAACTATTGTTTTGTTTGGGTAATAATTCACCAGGTTGTAAAGCATTTGAACTAACATTTGTTACAATAGCCCCTCCATTGTTCTTAGATGAACCTGGGACGGCTGAAAATACTTCATTCATTCCAATTGGTTCGGAAGCTCGGACGGCACCATTATTAGAACTACTTAGTGCCATACCATTTGATAAACCACTTGATTGAGTATTTTGGGTTGTAGAATATAAATTAGCATTACTTACACTTTCATTACCTTCATAAGAATAACTATTTTTTCTACTTATATACAAAAAAATCCCGACTATGGCAATGATTACAAATAAAAGAGTTCCGTGTTGTGCTTTAACTTTTACCATTATATAAATTAAATAATAAAATAAATTTTTGTCTTCATTCATTAATTATTTTATTAATTTCACTTTGTAAAAATTCTACATCCTCTACAGATTTTATATCACATATTGTAATTAATTCTTCATTTTTTCCACCCCCTTCTATTTTATTATATAATTCTTCTTTGACATTATTTAATAAATTTTCATTCTCTAATAAAATATTAAATATTTCATCAAGAACATCCTGATATTTTATTTTTTCCAACGTATAAATAAGTTCAAATGTATTTTGAATGGTAATACATCCCATAATTGAAAGAGTTCCTATTATTTGTTCTTTTTTATCTATACATTCGCATATATTATCCTTCATTTCATATTTTGTTTGTATATTTTCAATTCCACGATTATTAGAAATCTGTATATATTTATAATCCCTGCGTATTAACTTATATATTTCATCCTCTATACTTTGGATTTTTAAAGAAAATAAATTCCTATCATTATCATTTTTTATATTTAATTTTACATTACATAAAATACTATTCCCCTTAATTTTTGTTTCTATATCGGAAATATTCGCATCTGATACTATTTCCGATATAGGTGTAATTATTTCAATTGGATTATTATCATTATTTAAAAATTCAAATAAATATGTATAATGTGTATATTGTTTTTTATTAGAGGATGATATCGTACAAGGAATTGGAGTTATTTCGCCAACACTTATCATTTGTTTAAGTAATTGATATATAATCTATATTTTTATTATAGATTATGAAAGATTATATATTTCAAGAATGTGTAAAAAAAATAAATACGCCTGAATTTGCCGATAAGATAAACTTTGTAATTAATCCAATCCTAGAAATTATTTTTTCTAAGATAAATTACTATATTTACATTGCCATTATAGCTGTCATTTTTATTCTTATTCTTTTACTTATTAATTTACTTATGCTTATTCACATAATAAGAAAATAAACTATCCCTAAATTATAGTGATAATGGATAGTATAACAAGAAAACGAAAATTAGATACAGAAATACCACCAATAAGTTCAGAAACAACGGAAACACCCGATGAAACGTCTATGACACCAAGAGAATTTCACGCTCCTATTATTCCATTTACTAAAAGGGTAGATGATTTGCTTGATATGTTTCAAGAAAATTTAAAAATTATTGAAACTTTAATGACAGAATATATTAAGAAACATTGTAATCCCGATAACGATTTCTGTCAAGCAATACGAGAACGTCGTGAAGTAATAATAACGTTAGAGAGTGATTTGGAAAATGGTAAAATTGCTATTTACAATACAAATCCATCTGACGAAGAACTACAGGTCTTTGTAAATACCTGGTTTCATAAAATACTTGAGATATTAAGAGATAATCAGCCGTATATAAATGATATCCAACTTACATTATCTAGTAATAAAAACAGCGTAAGATACAATTTATACCTATACCAGAAAATACAACAGATGGAAGACATATATTGATATTATTTTGTTTGACACATGGAACATATGGAAATAACTAAACAAACGGACGCGTAGAAAAAACAAAAACCGTAGAAAATAATATTATATTGTATAATATATATATATAACATTAATGTCGTGCGGTAGTGCCCATCAGTATGAAAGTAATTTAGTAGGTTCAACAGTATCCGAACAAGTAGCTAGTTCTATTCACGGCGTATTAGCTCCCGTATCTTCTCAATATCAAATGCAGATGCATCAAGGGTCGTTGGCGAGTCAAGTTGGTGGAAAAAGACGTCGCACAAGAAAACATATGCGTCGTCGTTCAACTAAACATAAAAAACGAACTCATAGAAAAAAATCACGTAAAATGATTAGACGAAGAAAGTAATGAGTATTTATTGTCATTATATTATATAATAAATAAATAATGAACTCGGAAAGTGATAAAAGGGAGAGAAGAATATACGACGATGAAACAGAAGATGATGATGATGATGATACGCGAAGTATAATTAGCACTGACAGCAACGCAAGTAAAAATACAATTACTACAGATAATAGTGATACTTATATAGAAGATTTTGATAATAAATCTGAAAAGGAGTTTTCACAAGATAAACTAGAAGATGTAACTGATGATATGTTATTTAATATAGATGATGAAAACACAGAACCAGATGAACCCAATGAAGTTGAAGTAATAGATAATTCAAAAGAAGAAGAAGAAGAAGAACCAGAAAAGGAACCAGAAACTCAAGAAATATCTGATACTTCATCTTTATTAATTCAATATGATTCAGACAACAATGGCGAATTATCTATACCATATGGTATATATAAAGAATGTCATAAAACACAAGATGGTAATTCTTTTTGTTTAGAAAAAGAATTAACGAATAATTATGATATTGAAAAAGAGGTAAATGAAAATGAACCTGAGAATGATGAAAAAATAAAAGATGAGATAAAGGAAGAGATAAAGGAAGAGATAAAAGATGAGATAAAGGGTGAGGATATAGTAGGAGAAAAAAAAGAACAAGAAGAAGTAAATGAATTATTTGAAGAAATAATTAAAGATATTAAAAAAAATAATGAAGAAGTTGATAAAAATAAGGAAGAAGGTAATGAATATAACCCAATCATAAAAAAGAAATCAAAAGGAACTAAGAAAAAGAGTAACAAACATAAACGATTTGATTATACAAAAAAGAGTTTGAATGAGAAACGTAGAAGGAATGATGGTTCTAAGAAAAGGAGGTCTAGGAGCAAAAAAAGAATTATAGGAAGTAAAAATACAAGAAGAAGATAAGTTTCTTAGATGAAACTAGCACTCCAACTTTGTTTATTAAATGGACTTAGTAATATCCTGTCTAATTGTGTTTTAAAATAATCAACTTGTTTATTAAACCATATATCTTTTTTGTTTAATGGATATAATGGAGTTGTTTCCATTATCTCTCTTTCATCTTGCGTAATAATAGGTTTTTTCCCGTAACAATTCGCTCCAAATCTTACTTGAGGGTTTGCGATATACCCGCCATTAATACCTGGTCTTCCACAATCATTTTCGTGCCCTTCTATACCCTGTAATGTATTATATGTTTTTTCTTGAGTTGGGAAATATACATTTTGTCCTTCAGACCAACCATAATTACACCATTCTCCTCCTTTTTTATAAGCACTTTCAATCTCATCATAAGTAGCTAATCGTCCATCATATGCCTTACATAACGCACGAGCATTATCATAAGTATATACATTTCCAGGAACATTAAATACTTGTTTTATACCACTTTCTTTTACAGAAACAGGTTGTAATCCATATTTATCTAATATGGGGGTGTTTGTTGTAATTGTATTAGTTGGTTGAGTATTTAAATGGATGTCAATTTTCGGTTTGTTTGTAAAAAAATCATTAACGGATGCTGTAATTGTTTTATTAAATAATATTTGATACCCCTTGACAATAATAATAAGAATAAATAAAAAAATAATTGTTTTTGCGAATATACCCGAACTTATGGATTCCTTATCTGAAAAAGAATAAACATCATTATCAGATTCAAACACATTATAATAATCTTTATCGGAATAACTTGATGAAGATGTATTTGTAGTATAAATATAAATCATATAGAAAACAACTAAGAAAACGAAAGTGACAATAACAATAGGTTTTTCTAAAATATTCGTAAAATCATATTCTTCTCCACTCATAGTTTATATATTATACTTATGAAAAGTTTATTTTTCTATAAAAAAGACAATAAACATTGGGGTTAATCAATTGTATAGGATTATTTACTTGTTTAACAGTATCATCATTACAAAAATACCAGTTATTTTTATTTTTTACATAACACGTATAATGACCCATAGAAATTGTTCCAAAATGACAACCAATTCCATATAATTCATACTTTATTTGTGTAGGATTTTTTGGATCATGTTCGTAAATATATTTATTCATATCTAAACTTTGTATTGGGAAATGAATTAATGTATTATTTTTTCCCCTTTTATTTGTTTTGAGGCGATTAAAAGTAAAAATAAGTATATGAGGTAATTTCCAAAATAACACACTTTTTAAAGCACTTATGTAAGTTTTTTCATTGTCATCGTAATACGCATTATCATTTTCCAATAATTCGCCTTGACAATATAAATCTAAACAATCGTGTAATGTTGGTTGTAAAATATTATCTGGAATATTTAAAGGTATAATAGAAAAGATGGATGGAGTTAATGAAACAATTCTTAGTCCTTCAATTGATTGAATAACATTTAATTGAATTCCATAAAATAAATTTATTATTTCAGAATACTCAATCAAACATTGACTGCGAATTAATTGAAAACATTTTTCAGATATAACTGAATGTTGTATTTTCATATATCGCAAATAATCTTCATATTCCATTTTTATCTCACGCTTGAGAGAAGTATGAAAACAATCTAACATAAACATTAAAAATTCACATATATCATTTTGTTCTCCTTGGCTAAACATCATACTATCTTTTAATTTTGCTACGTGATGTATACCAGCAATACATTTAAGAGGAGTAACCGTACATTTTTTATGTAATAATATATTTTTTATTTCATTCCATTCAAGAAGAACTATGGTCTCGGGTATTTGTTTTTGTGATTGACTTTCATTTATACGAAAAACATCCAATAATTCATATGTATATAACAATAATTGAAAACAAGAATTCAAATAACAAGTATTCCCTATATTTTTAATTCCAGATACAAATGAATCGTCTGTATCTGATTGAATTTCTTGTATTTCAAATATCATATTATAAATTTATCAATGATTAATATATTTAAACAATAAATGGTTTTTATACATATTATTTATGATAACTAATGATTTTGCGTCTAGTCAAAGGGGTTTGATGGAATTTTATACAACTCAATATATCCAACTAACAAATCAAATTCAAACATTAATGGATAAACAAAGTGATTACACGAAATTAATACGAGAACTAAATGACTATCAATTTCTTTTATTTTCTAGACAAAATGAATTACTTCGTTTATTAAATGAAATGGCTCATTCTACCACCACTATTTCACAACCAACTCCCGACCCAACTAATTTACCTTCCGCAAATCAAGAACCATTATCTGAAACAATCAGGAATAATTATTACCCAAATCTGAACCAACCCCTAGCTACCCCTCGTCCAACACGTCATAATACATCACGTTTTAGTGATTCGCTACCAGCAATTCCGTCAATTCCACCAAGAACATCAGCATCAACATCATCAAATTCTTCTACATTTGATAACTATCTAATTTATACTTTTTTACCTGACGGAACATCAAGAACTACAACAACTAGACCTCCACAATCAACAACAACTGGAAATTTGGCTACAACTCTTCTTGAAACTTTTATAGATGAATTTTTAAATCCTGTAAGCACGGCACCCACAGAACAACAAATACAACAAGCTACAAGTTCATTGACATATAGAGACATAATAAATCCAGTAAATACAAATTGTCCTATATCTCTTAATGTATTTCAACAAGAAGATGAGGTATTACAAATAAATAGATGTAGGCATAATTATACACCTTCATCATTGTTGGAATGGTTTCGTTCAAATAATCATTGTCCTTTATGTAGAATAGATATTCGGGAGGTTATAGAAGAAGTTGAATAAAAAAATAAAATGAATAATTATTGTAACATAAAATATAATCAAAAAAAGAAGTATGACAACCGAATTCTTTGATTATATTTTAGAGCATTTAGATAAACCGTGGGATTTCAAAGAATTGTCTATAAACCCAAATATAACTTATGAAATGGTATTGGATCATCCTGAATTGGATTGGGACTGGGGATATTTAGGTGGAAACCCAAACATTACTTGGGATATGATAATGGATTTTAATATTTATAAAACGTGGAATTATCATTTAATTTCAAGTAATCCAAACATTACTTGGGATATTATTATGGATAATCCTAATTTCCCTTGGGATTATTTTGCTGTAGCACGTAATGAAAATATATTATTTGATATGTTTTTAAAAAACGATAAACATATGACGTATTATTCAAGTTTTTCAAGTAATCCAAATGTAAATATAGATATAATAAAAAATATTCCTATGTGTAAATGGGATTGGGTTCAGTTAACAATGAATGAAAATATAACTTGGGATGATATACAAAGCACCCCAACATTAAACTGGAAATATGGTTGGTTGGGATATAATCCAAATATTACATTGGATATAGTAATAGATAATGATTTACCCAATGGTAATTCGTGGAATCGTAGTCAGTTAAGTTCTAACCCAAATATTACGTGGGATATTGTTGAAAAAAATAAATCGTGGATTGAATGGGATTATACATATCTAAGTGCGAACCCAAATATTACGTGGGATATTGTAGAACAAGATAAAGAAATAAACAAGTATCATGAATGGGATTATGAAATATTATCAATCAATCATAATATTTCATTTGATATTGTAGAGGCACATCCTGAAATAGAATGGTGTTATACAGGTTTAAGTAAAAATCATATGAAAAAATATATTTGGAAAAATTCAAGGGTTACGTCATATCCTTATATTCTTAAGTAAATAAATATAACTTGTATTATCACTTCTTCATAAAGTAACTATTTATTGTATTATTTTTTTGTTTTTCATTTTCAATTTGAAGCAAATATTTATCAAATATTAATTTTTTTACTTCAGCATTTTTCATATCATCTATTTTATCTTGTAGTTTATCATAATCTTCAATACTATTCTTTAATTTTTCTATATCTTTATTAAATCGTCGGATTTGTATATTTTTATTTTGTTGTCTCCATAAGTCATAAAGAACCAGTGAAAGTAATTGTTGAACTGGTTTCATAATTTGATTGGAAATATAATGCCCGTAATCAATTTTTAATTTATTTTCCAATACATAATCTGGATTTTCTATTTTTTCACCCTGTAAAGCATTTTTATTCTTTGTTTGAATATAAACAAAAGGTATTCTATCTCCTGTAGTTGGTTTATTACCAGGGTCTCTAAGACCAATACGATCTGCTAATACTTTGTGAGCTATTTGTTCTGGTTTTTTATAATTGGAATTAAGAGCTTTGGAAATGATTAATTTATGAATAGGAAATTCCCCCTTCATTAATTTTTCTAATGCGGAATGAAGATAACTTACAGCTTTGCTTACATCCATCTCTTTCATTAAAATATCAATAATATTTCCATAAACATCTTTGACAATAGGAGCATTATCTCGTCTTTTTAATACAATACCCATCTCTTTTCGCTTACATTTGTGTATATTTGTTTCATACATCATACCAACATATCTCTTTTTTGATAATAAACAAAATGGGAAGAACGTTTTTTCATATTCAAAATCGTGAGGTTGTTTCAGAAATTTACTTACAGTATGTGTTGCTTGTTGAGCTATTTCAATTGAATATCCAAGTGATTCGGCACCAGATAAAGGTTCTTTTGTGTCAGCATCTTTCAAATTAAAATTGAAAAACACACTATCTGTGTCACCATAAACATATTCAGCATTACTTTGTATTCTTCTACCGTCATTACATACAATATCCCTATTGAAATAACATTTTTCTATAATTGTTTTCGCATAATTTAATAATAATCTTCCAGTGGCTGTTGTTGCTGCGGCAATATCCTGTTCGTAAAATGCGGATGTTTTCGCACCACATTGACCGTACAAAGAATTAGCTGTAATTTTGTAAGCTAATTGACGTTTATCATATACATTTTTAATGAATTCATCTGTTTGTGCCGCCATCAATTTCTTAGTGCTCTTTCTTGCTTGTAACAACTCTTGAAGAATAGATGGCATAATCGCTTTTTCATTGTTTGGAAATTGTGCGAATCTACATACTTTATAACCAGTTGGAAGCTTTTTCTTATTATACCAACGATATGTATCATAGGTAACATCAACGTATGTATAATTTTCCATATTATCATAAATATATTCACCTTGTTTATTTTTTACACCCGTTTCATAAACCAACTCTTTTTGTAAATTATATGATTTGGTCCATACCTTACTACTATGACATAAATTTTCACTAATCATAGAAGAAGGATATAGAGAAGCAAAATCACCAACAGGTATAGGATTATTCAAATATAAATTACATTTTGGTTCCAATACTATAGCCCCTTCATAAGCATCAAACATAGAACCTTTTGATACAACAGGTAATAATGTATTTTTTTCACGACATTTCTTAGCTACATAACTTAACAATTTAATACCCTGACCTCTAAATATAATAAAATTAATGGGAACACTACAAATATTTGACATCTCCGATAAACTTGTAAATATATCTGCTTTGTTAAAAAGGTAATGAACTAAGTTACAATCTTGAATACAATATTTCGCTACAATAAATCTATCAAATTCATTACCTTTTGTTAAACTAAAAATATCCTTAGGAGTTACATTATCCTTGGCAACACCCCATCTCATTTTTGTTTTGGGTTCAACTTCAATTTTTCCTCTAACAATAAAATATTTTTCATCTGTATTCATATCCTCAATCATAAATTTTTCACCATCATTGTAATAATCAGTTGTATAACTAATTGTTTCAAAATGTATAAATGAACCTATTGTCATACCACTCATATTTTGAGTTTGTATTTTGATAATATCGTCTTCCATCTTTATCATATCCGTTACATAATCACCTATAAAATGATTTGCCACATAATCCAACTTATAAGATGGCAGATTTTCCTCACGTCGGAAATGCATGTATAAATCAACTTGTATTCTTCCTGGAATTTTTATATAAGATAGTTCATAACTTCCACTAGCAATATTTAAATTTAATTTTTCTAATGTATATTCGTCTTGAGATTTTGTAGCACATATTTCGCCACGATTTCTGGATAATAATAAGAAATCTTCCAAACATTCACATTCTTTCGCACGATGAAACATAAACTGGTAATCAAAACCAAATATATTATATCCAATAATGATATCAGGGTCTTCTTTTTGAATAATATTTCTCCATCCAATTAATACTTCAGCTTCTGTTGGATAACTTTCTATCTCCCAATTATCCGATAATTCACTTGGTGATTGACATGTATCCAAAACAACGCAATGGTTTAGATAAGGTTCCTTATTTCCATATTCTAAGAAAGTAGAACCGATAAAGGTTACTTTATCACCCTCTAATTTAGGGAAAACTCCACATAATGACGCATTTACTAAATCAATCAATTCATTCCTTTCTATTTTACCATTATTGCTCCCATAAAGTAATAAGTCAATTATATTATTATACGATGTATCTTTTTTTAGTTTCGTGCTTTTCTTACCCCATTGATTTTGAATAGGAGTTTCTGTATTTGGATTTTCATTTGTGTCATTTGTTTCTGCGTTAACATCTTCATTGCGTTCATCAACAGATGCTAAATCCTTTATCTTAGAATAATAATTTTCAATACTTAATATAGATTTAATTTCTTGTTGATTAATTAATTCGGCATTCACCTCTTTTTTAAACCATTTATTAATTATTTTTTGAAGTTCTTGAACGTTTTTAGGGAACTTCTTATCTTGGGTATATACATAATCAATCGTAGGATAAGGAGAACCCATTATTGCCTCCAAATGAAATGCTTTGTAAATTATTTCGGTTAATATTAATGTTGCGTCATCTTTGGATATAACATTTGTAGGCATACGAATAAAATAATCAACAATATTTTGAGCCAATTTTTTATAACTTTTTACAGGTATAGGGAAATCGCCGTGAGAACTACTAGCCTCTATATCAAAACTACATATCTTATATGGAACTCTATTTTCATTCTCAGAACAACTGATTATATCACACCATCTTATATGACATTCAAAATTACAATGAGTGCTTTTTTTATATGGAGGAACAATTAATGTTTTATTCTTAGGTAATAATATCCAACCAGAAGGATGAATAGATTGTAAATGAAAGAACCTAAGAAGAGGTGGGATGTTTGATTCGTATATTTCAATTTTTGTATCTTTAAAAACAACACCATCCTTATTTAAAATAGTATCACCGTTATCATTTTTAGAATACCATAAATTTTTCACTTTATTAAAAGATTGAATACTGTTAAATTTCATAATAATAAAATTATGTGTCATACCACCATCAAACCCATATAATTTTTTATGTTTCACATATTCAAATTGTAAAATATCATCTTGATAATAACTTCCAACCTGCGTTTTAATAAATTGTAGAAATTCACCCTTTATTGATGAATTCCATTTATTTCCGACTTTTAAATAAAAGAATGGTTGAAATGTAGTGACAAATATAGATGCGGTTTCTCTTCTATCATTAATACCAAACATTTGGATAATAAATTGTGTTTTATTTTTCTTTCTCTCTTTTTTATCCTGCTGTTCTTCCATTTCCCCGTCACTCTCATTTTCTTCTCCATACCAAAGAGAAGGGAAATCAGAAAGAACTGTAAAATCAACTAATTTAAATTCACGATCCATATTTTCGCTGTTATATGATATTATAATTTGTAATAATTAAGTTCATTTTTTATTTATCTAAATCTCTAATTCCCTATTTCCTTTTATAAACACAAGGTCGTATTTATCCCATAATGATTGTTTCCATGCCAACATATAATCTCCGTGGAATTCTTGTTCGTAATCAGAAACAGTTTTATCCTTAAATGTAAAATCAACACCATGATATCGTTTTATTAAAGAGCCAATATTCCAACCATTTTCTATTATAACGCGTGACATACGAACTTCCTTCTGATAAATAGCTTCATGAAATGATTGAACGTATATGGTATTACTAAATATACCTCGTTTTATTAAAAAATTTAATGTAATTATATCCATTGAAAAAATATAACTTTGTAGGTGTGCCATTGGAAGTTTATCATCTCCTTGAAGAGTTTTATAATCAGGATTAGCATTTATAGTTGAACCAAATAATTTTACATTATCTTTTAAATTTTCCAGATATATATCGGTCCATCTACCTTTATAATCAGGATGTAAATATGGTCCTATCACAGAAGAATTTACAAATATAAAATGTGTATAGTTTTTATACAAATCGCCTGTTAACAAACCATCACTCCAACCACCAAAATCATATCCAAGATTGTCTCTATAAAAAACAGATACATTATAATGTGTTATTTTATCATCAATATTGACAGATTTATCATTACATATAAGTAAAAAATCTATATTTTTATCGTAAAATATTGAATGTTTGAAAAAATTATCTACTCTATCATTATATTGATGAAAAACATATAATACTAATAGTTTTACCATTATAATAATCTATAATTTCATAATATTAATTCATTTTATACACATTGAACCATATATAATCTTGTATTATAATATTATTATCATACAATGAAAGATGCCAAAGTATATTTTTTTATTGCCTTTATTTTTACAATGATTTTCATTGGTTGGTTATTTTATAGAACCATGTTAGCATATAAAATGAGAAAATGTTCCAAAGAGGGGTTCGGACAATCATTGACAACTCGTTGTCCTAATATGCTTATAGAAAAAGATGGTAAAATATATCTTTATAATTCACGATTAGCAAATGTTCCTGGTGTTAATCCTATTCAATTTAATAATTTGGAAGAATATACAGAATTTCTGAAATGGCAGAAGAGTGTAAATATAAACTGTCCTGTTTTATATTTACAATACACGAATGATACACAAGGTCAAAACGTATTTAAATTAAGGAATGATTTTCAAGATACAAAATATGGAGCTCCTCCAGTTATACCTATTAATTTAAAAAATCCACAAAATACAATGTTATTTGACGCAGGGCACGATGACGGAGAATATAATATGAATAGTTTTCCATCACAAGACCCACAAGGACAATATATTGGTTCAAATACACCATTGGATGAAATGAATGATTATCAAAGATATTATCTAAGCACCGACAATGCTATGATGGATAATTGGGATAATTCTATAGCAGAAAAGCATATAGCACAAGGAGTATATGATGAAAATAATGTAAATATTTATGTTCCTTAATGTTGTTCGTCTAACCAATGTAATGATGATTCCAAACATTTTTCAGCATTTCCATACATAGATAATTTTGTTATCATTTTTGATAAACAATCATTATTTGAAGTGTCAGTAACCATTAAATCGTGAATAGCCCACACTGAAAGTAATTCATGATAGGTTGTAATTAAATTTTCCATTTCTGTTCTATCTGTAGTCTTTATCTTAGAAGATATAGAATCCATCTTTTTTTTAATTTTATCTGTAACTTCGCTTACAGATAAAGTTGTATCTATACAAGAATTTGTAGTGGTAGTTGCGGTTGTATCCGAACTATCCAAACCCTCTTTTATATTTAAGTTAAACATTGAAATTTGTAGTCGTAATATTTTGCTAATCATTGCGATAATTACAACGATAAAGAAAAACATTACGAAGTAATTAAAATAATCCTTATTCATTTCTAATATATATACATATTTATTTGTAACAAATAACTTAAATTGGTAATAATGTTGCTCGGTATCCTGTTTGTTGGACTGGGTTAAGAGTTGTAGGTAGTCCGCATTTAGCACCATATACGGTATTCGCGCAACGAATATATAAGACACCTGCCTTAGAACCCTTTGTAGGTCCAACACCCGTATAACTCAACCCAGATTTCTTAGGACCACCACAAGTGTTACCACGATTTATAATAGCTGCCTGGTTTCTTGCCGCTTTACTTCCACTCATATAGACCATTGTATATAATAATACAAAATATTATTATTTTTGTTATTAATAATTAAAAATGAAACCGAATGAATTAAATATAACATATAAATAAAAACCAAGAGATGGAAGATAATTCGCTTTTTAATAATTGTAATATTGAAATCACTCAAGAAGATGTTTTAAAATTATTTGAAACATATGGACTTCCTAATCAAATATTTAACATTCGTATTTATAAAAGAGCATTTATTCATAAATCATATACTCATATGGAAGGAAAGGATACTTCAACACATAGTTTTTTGAAAAGTAAATCAAATGAACGCCTAGAATTCTTAGGCGATGGCATATTAGAATTAGTTACTAAATTTTATTTATATAGGAGATTTCCTAATGAAAACGAAGGATTTATGACAGAGAAAAAGATAGCATTGATAAAGAATGAAGCAATTGGTAAAATTGCGTATGATATGGGATTACACAAATGGCTAATTATTTCTAAAAATACAGAAGAAAAAAATATTAGAAATAATTATAAAAAATTGGGTTGTTTATTTGAAGCATTTATCGGTGCTATTTTCTTAGATTATAATCGTATTGAATTAAAGCACGAAGAAAGTTGGTTTCAACAATTATATACAGTTGGTCCTGGATTTCAAGTAGCTCAACGCTTTATAGAAAATGTATTTGAACGTCACGTTGATTGGACGAATATTATACAAAATGATGATAATTATAAAAATATTTTACAAGTAAAAATACAAAAGGAATTCAAAGTAACTCCTCTTTATTTAGAGCTGGGATATGATTCAATAACTGGATTTCAAATTCACGTTTTCCTAAATGTAAATTTTCCTATTCACGAAGAAGATATTATTTCACAATCTTTAACAACTCCATATAATACAATTGATGACTTTACATCATACGAAGAAATTCACGAAAAAATAGCAGAAGAAAACAAAATACTTATCTTTTTAGGTTGTGGAAATCATAAAATAAAAAGAAAGGCTCAACAAATCGCTTGTAAAAATGCCATTGAATGCCTACAAAAATTTATTTAATAACTATATAATATATAAATATGACAAATCCTTGGAGTGGATGGAAAAATCAAGCCCCTACACGAAAACAAAGAACTACTATGTATAAAAAATGTGGTAAAAAATGTTTTTTAGGCAGTAAAAAATCATTCCCTATATGTATAAAAAATACTTGTAAAGTAAGTAAAAAGGGTGTTTATGCCGCATATGTACGTAGCAGGGAATATCGGAAAAGGGGTTCAAAATACTATAATATTTCACGTAAAGCGAGAAAGATGTTAAAGAGAATGTAAATATATTTGTTATCAAGTGTGATGATAGGCAATATTATCGGATTTACTCATTCATTTGGTTCTATTATGATAAATACATTACCTCTTTGTTTTCAAAATCCAATTTCAAATAATTTATTTATTTTATCATATACAATTACACCTATTACGTGGATTTTATGTAAAGATGAGTGTCTTATTTCTTTTTTGGTGAAAAAAATCAATAACCCGACTTATCGTTTGGGTCAATCTCCAAACGATTACTCAGATTTAGTTTCACTGTTTCGTGACATTCATATATTAAATTTCATATTTAATACAAATACAATTTTACAATGTATATCTGTATTTCATATTCAACAAAATAATTTATTAATATCACCTATTTATTTTTATTTACCAATGATGTTAAGACTTATTTATGCGTATGACATAAAATGGAATACAAAAATCCGTAAAAATACTTTTCCATATTTTCAAGGAATTATGATATACTCTTACGGTTCATTATTATATAAATATTTTATATTTAAATAGCATCGTTAAATCTAACAGTAGCAAAAATAATTGTATCATCATTGACATAATTATTGGGCATATGATATATTTTACAGTGTTGATGTAACATATTATTTTCAATTGGAATTAATGTATATTTATACCACTTTATTGGAATGGCGTGTAATCCAATAGCAATACTCTCACGAGAAGTATATCCGATAATATTTGTATTATCGTAATATTTACTATCAACAAATCTATTAAATTCGGTTTTATTGTAAATCCAAAAAGCACAATATGGATTGTTATTGTTTATAACATATTGTTGTCCATTTATTGTCGTAAACTGTCCTAGTTTTGTTCCATATAAATCGGTAATATACTCTTCGTCATTTTTTATTTCAATCCTAAAGAATCCTAAATTACAATTATTTTTCAATAAAAGTGGGTGATATTTCAACCAATATTCTATTGTTGTATATGGAACTAATATATCATCTTCTATATACATAAAAATGTCATAATCATCACGTTGTTCCTTTAATAAATCCTTACATTTTACAGGTAATGTATAAGGATCTTGGTTTGTCATATCGTGATGTATAATTTCAATACATCCATTTGTATATGGGATAAAATAATTTATATCCAACTCAAGATTATTTGTATGAATAAAAATGTCGGTTGAAATTTTGTAATTGTTTATTTCATTTATAATTGTATTTACAAATGAAATCCGTTCTTCTACATAATGAAATATGATATGCTTTGATATTTTCATTATATTATTCATTACATTAAAATATTTATTTATATCCGCATATTAAAAATCATCATCAAGGTCAAATGTATCACTTTGTTTTGTTTTATCGGATAACGAATACGCAGATACTCTTTTTTCAAAAAAGTTTGTTTTCGTTTCCATACTAATTAATTCAATAAAAGAGAATGGATTTGCTACATTATAATATTTTTCATATCCTAATTGAAGTAACAATCTATCGGCACAAAACTTGATATATTGACTCATACTATCTGAATTCATACCAATCAAACGACAAGGTAACGAAAAACAAATAAATTCTGTTTCTATTTCTACCGCTTCCGTAATAATTTCATAAATAGCAGATTGGGTTAATCTATTTTTTAATTGATTATAAAGTAAAATCGCAAATTCGCAGTGTAATGCTTCATCTCGTGAAATTAACTCGTTTGAAAAAGTAAGACCAGGCATCAACCCTCTCTTTTTCAACCAAAATATACTACAAAATGCTCCAGAAAAAAATATACCTTCTACACAAGCAAAGGCTACCAATCGTTCGGCAAAGCTTACATCTGACCCAATCCATCTACGAGCCCAATCCCCCTTTTTTCCTATACATTCAAATGATTCTAAAGCATTAAATAAACTATCTTTTTCCTCATTATTTTGTATATATGTATCAATCAATAAACTATATGTATGAGAATGAATATTTTCCATTGCGATTTGAAAACCATAAAAAGCTCTTGCTTCGGAAACTTGAACTTCATTCATAAATCTACCTGCTAAATTTTCTAAAACAATACCATCACTTGCTGAAAAAAACGCCAATATCATTTTAATAAAGTGTTGTTCGTCCGTTGTCATATTAATCCAATGTTTTACATCACACGATAAATCAATCTCTTCTGGTCTCCAAAATAAATCCACCTGTTTTTTATATAACGTCCATATTTCTGGATATTGAATAGGAAACATAACATAACGCGATAAGGATTGCGTTAAGATTTCTTCTTCGTGCTCCAATTGTTTAATAGAAATACCGTCCATTATTATATAATATAATATTTTTTTATATTATATAATAATGACAGATGTAGCATATGAAGATATAAAAAAGAGTTTAAGAAGTAAAAGGGTCACAGAATTGAAAGAATTAAGAAAAAAACAAAATCATTCTTTACAAAAATCTATTAAGGAAAGAGGTGATGATAATAGCGAAATATTAAAAGATTTATTACGGAAAAATAATGATATTATTAATAAAGAAAGGGATGATATTGAAAAAATAATTTCTCATTTGAATTATTTGTTAACTACAACGAAAGATATAAACAAGAATGAATTTACAAATGACTTAACAAATGAAATTCAGATATTAACAACAAGATTGCCATAAAATAATCCAACAATTCCATTATCTCTCACTGAACCCATATGACTATTTGTTAACTCTCTTCTTTTGAGATAATTTATAAAAAGTGGATGATTATATATTTTTCTTCTTAGTTCTAGTTTCTTACGCCATCGTCTTTGAATAATACGTAACAAATATGTATAATAAATAGCACAATCATATATATAACCTTCATTATCAGGTATATGAATTTTCCGAATAATTTCTAATTGTGCCCTGTGGTTATTTAATAAATTTGGTTCCAATATATCTTTAATATAAGTATTCATAGACCTTATTTTTCGGTTTGTATATATACAAGAATATGGAAATGAATGATGTATAATGTAATGATTATCTAATCCATAAAAATTGTTATCACCTAAGAAACATATAGCTAATTCCATTTTACTATTCGTGTAATTGTAATCTTTTTTTGATTTTTCAATTCATTTTTATATTATAATTATATATATTAGAAAGATGGCATCAAAGAGAAGTTCTAGAAAAAGAAGTTCTATTACACCAAAAAGAGTATTAGATTCTGCTATATCGACAATACCTAAAATTCACTCATTGTTTTACAATCGTAATTATTTATATTTTATATCATTGTTTTCTATTATTTATTTCTTAGGTCATGCCATTACTCACGAATATGTATCATTAGTTGTATTTATGATTACCGCTATATTTACATATGCTACTTACTCTAAGAATATGCCATTTGTTCTTACAATGAGTTGTATAGCATCTATTGTATTAACATCCATTTTTATTAGTGTTAATAATGTAACTTCTTCTAAAGAAGGTATGACTTCTAAAAATACAAAACCAACTAGGAATGTTAAACCTGTTAACAAACCTACCCAACCACCCAAAAAAAAGACTGAGAAATTAACTCCTTTACAACCAGCAAGTTTTCAAAAAAACAAAAGGGGTGGAGATTTTGACGTTGATCTAGCATCAACATTAGAACAATCTTATGGAATGTTAAATAATTTATTGGATAATGATGGTATTTCCAATTTAACAGATGAAACAAAAAGATTAATAGGAGAACAAAAGAAGTTATTCCAATCTATGAATTCTATGGCACCTCTTATCGGACAGGCAAAAGAAATGTTGGGAATGTTTAATACAAATGATTTTAAACAAATGGAAGGATTAGCACAATCAACAATGAAAAATTTAGGTGATAAAAAGGAACAACCAAAGGTTGTCGAAGGATTACAAAAGAAGGTGAATTATGGTTAAGTTTATTTTTTAATTTTACATGTTGTATTCATTAATGGTTTTGGATGGTCCAAATTAGTTACAGTATAATAACCGAATGCTATAATATCACACCCAGCTACGTCAAATATATTAGTAGAATTAAATATGTTTCCTATTGTAACATAACTAAATTTTTTCTGGGGGTCAAAAAAGTATAATACATTATTATATTTATAAGCTATCATACTATGTCCATCTTGTTTACCTGTACGCTTATTATATCTCATAATAGATATTGGAGCCGCATATCCTTCTTTTATGAGAGGTGTTAATAATTTAACAATTTTATCATTTATTTTATCCTTACTTGTATTTAGTTGTAAAACTTCTTTCGCTAAAGAATTTCTTTTAAAACCAACTTTTTCGGCATTTGATAAATTAAACGTATTTTTAATGTATGGTATTATTTCCGAAATACTAGCCCCTTCACCTGTATTATTTGAATTCATTGAATCTTGTTTAGCCATTTTTACATCTCGTAATCCTAAAGAAAATATTGTTTGGAAAAAGCAATCACTTTCGGGTCTATTTGCTAGATTACGATAATTCATAAATTGCTCTACATCGTTGTAATTCACCTGGACCATCACTTTTTTACTATCGCCGAATTTATCCAATAAATGTATGGTGCTTTTGTTATTCGCAAAATAACGCTTCGCATAAATTGAACGAGGTGTTTTTGTTTCACTTGATGCCTTCTTCTTTTCACTTGATGCCTTCTTCTTTTCACTTGATGCCTTCTTCTTTTCACTTGATGCCTTCTTCTTTTCACTTGATTTTCTTGTTTTCTTAGTTGTATTATTATCTACACAATCCCCTGTTTTATTTCTACGATAACCCTTCGGACATCTTTTTGTGTTATTTTTAGGAATTTCCACATTTGGTTCGTTGGTATTTTTTTCAACGCAATTCCCATTTTTATCCTTCCTTGAACCTTTCGGACACCTTGTAGTTGGCATTTAATATATAATTACATTATTTTAATAAAAATATGGAATGTAATCGTATACGTGAATATAATAATAATTTATTTCAATTATTATTATATGAACGAAAATACACCAAATTTACCTGTTACCGTTCCACCACCTTCTTCTATGAGAGTATCAAATTGTGTTTCAAAGTGTAGAATTTCTACAGCATATACAACACTTTTTACAAATGGTTCAATAAATAATCATTCTACATTTAACATAAACAATACGTCAATAAATTTTGATTATATACTTTTATATTCTTCCGAACAAGATACAAATAGTAATATTAATACAATCAATATTAATCAATTATCAACTTATTATCTATCTGAAATAAGAGTGTATTCACCACCGATTAATAAATATACAAATCAAGAAACAATGATTGATTCGGAAATCGTTTTTATACATAAACTAAGAGTTACTTCGTATATTAACAATTCCGCAACAGATGAAATACCCAGCACGGTTGTATTTTTTATTCCATCAAATATAAAAATAAATGATGGAGATTCAAGAGACTATACAATCGCATCTTTAATTGACGATACTACTTCTTATGAACCATTTAAATTAAAAGTCCAAGACCTTTTACCAAGAAAATCCAAGTTTTATTCATATATGTCTACTATTCCCATAACAAATACTGGAACATTAACTGAAGCAAAATTCATACCTTGTTTATCATTGATTTTTGATATTACTCCTATATCTGTATTAGGAATTAATCGTTCTATTATTTCGCAAATCGCAAATAGTATTAATAAAGATGCTGTAAAAATGTGCCCTTCTGGTTCTGTTTGTAGTATAACAAATATAAACTATGCCCCTATGGGATTAAATCCAAATACAAATAATTATTATTTATCATGTGGAGATGTTTCTCCACAAAATAATCCAACGCCAACATCATCTAGTAATTTATTCAAAAAGTATAATATTACAATTGATACAGTTTATACAATGTTTACTACACTTGTAGGAGGGTTTATTGCTATTATTTTGTTATGGATAGTAGGTGGAATTATTATTGGGTTTATGAAATCATCGTTTGAATAAAGGACCGTTAAATTTGTCTATTATAAATACAATATCATCAAATCTGTTTTTATTTTTCCTTAAATTAAATGCTTTAACATATGGCTTTAATTCATCTGGAACTGCGTCCTTAAGCGTATAAAGCCAGTTTAACTCTTTAACATCTTCAATTATTAATATACCGTCATCTGTCATTATTTGAGAATATAACTTTATAAATTGTACCATACTTTCTATCGTATGTGGTCCATCATCTATCATAACATCACACCGTATATTTTGGTTTAAAAAATGGGTTGTAAAAAATTCTTCATCGTATGCGTCTTGTGATGTATACAAAATAATATTATCAATGTTTTTAATTTCACTCCAGACATCGCATTCATCCATAACATCTAATCCATATACAGTTGCGTTCGTAAAATAATCACTCCATAACTTTATACTTCCACCCTGAAATATTCCCACCTCTAATACATTTCTGGCAGTTTCTTTTTTACCTTCCAATAACTTTTGATATAGTGGTAAATATGAATGACACGTATTTTTATCTGTTCTTGAATTGTCAACAATTTCTTCTAAACTCATTATATATATATAACAAAACAAATAAACCAAACAAATTAAACTGGAGCCGCATTACCATCACTTTCTAGCATTGGTCTATATGATGCCTTTAACATCTGATTGTTTGTAGAGCATAATGGAGCCATTTGTTCCACTACATCTTGTTCTAATGTTCTTGGAATTTCTTTTAGTGTATTATCGGGGCAATAAATTAATGTAGTATCTACTGGAAATTGTGCTAATGATTTTAATCCTTGTTGGTAAGATGTATTCACGTATTGTTTTGATCTAATAATTAATTCATATATAACAATAAGTAATAAAACGCTTACTATTGGATTCGCATACATAAAAAATAGGATAGCTATAAATAGTAAAACAAATTTACCAATCATTGTATTTACACCATTTGCTATGAAAAGAGGTGTTTTTGTACCTATTAATAAATACACTACAAATAAAAGACTTAATATAATATCTCCGCTTTTAAAATTCATCATATAATTTTATCTAGAAAATAAATTATTTACTATTCGTTTCTATATCTTTAAAATCAAAATGAACTAAGAAATTTACAACCATAATAAAAGGGAATATATATTAATATATAAGTAAGGCATAAAATGTCACGAAATTATTTGGGAAATCAAGGATATACTATATACAAAAGTGATTATAGTTCCGAAATGATAAAAAAAATAAAAAAAGATTTGAAGATTACACCTGTTTCACAAATGGGTGGAAGAATGGGTGGAAATTCATTTCAAGTTTCGTATCCTTCTTATCGTGAAAGTGAAAATAAATTATATTTACCCAGATTTTATGGAATAAAAAGTTTATCTATACCATCTTATTCAAAACTTCATATAGGTATGGATATTGATATTCCATTTGAAGGAGAACTACGACCTATTCAACAAACAATTGTAAATGCTTATATTCAATCTGTTGAAAAACAATCGGTTGATTGTGGTTTTGTTGGGGGAGGTGGATTACTTGAATTAGAATGTGGTGGTGGGAAAACTGTATGTGGATTAAATATTATTTCTTTATTAAAAAAGAAAACATTAATTATAGTCCAAAAAGAATTCTTAGTTAATCAATGGATTGAAAGAATTCAACAATTTTTACCTACGGCACGTGTTGGAAAAATACAAGCATCTACAATTGATGTAGATAACAAGGATATTGTTATTGGTATGTTACAATCTCTTTCTATGAAAACATATTCTGACGAATTATTTCATTCATTTGGTTTAACAATTATAGATGAAGTTCATCATATTTCAAGTGAGGTTTTTTCAAAAGCATTATTTAAAATTGTTACTCCGTATATGTTAGGGCTTTCCGCAACAATGGAAAGAAAAGATGGAACTACCTACGTATTTAAAATGTTCTTAGGTGAAATTGTATATAAAACTGTCAATACAGAAACTAGAGACGTGGAAGTTCGTTCAATACAATATTATGACGATGATCCAAATTTTAATTCTGTAAAAACCGATTATAAAGGCAATGTTTTACATAGCACATTAATAAGTAAATTATGCGAATATATTCCGCGCAGTGATTTTATTTTACAAATTGTAAAAGATATTCTTGAAGAAAACCCAAAACGTCAAATTATGTGTATAGCACATAACAGAAATGTATTGGAATATTTTTATAATGAAATTATTCGTCAAAATATAGCAACAGTTGGTAAATACTTAGGAGGAATGAAACAAGATAAGCTAAAAGAAACAGAAACAAAACAAATTGTTATTGCTACATATAGCATGGCATCGGAAGCACTTGATATTAAAACCTTAAATTGTTTAGTTATGATTACCCCTAAAACAGATATCGTTCAATCTGTTGGAAGAATACTAAGAGAAAAACACGAATTTCCTGCCCTTGTCGTTGATATTGTAGATTGTCATCGTCCATTAGTAAATCAATTTAATAAAAGAAAATCATATTATAAAAAAGAAAATTATACAGTCCAATATTTAGGATGGGGTAAATCAGAACCAATTTATTTACACGTCCCTTCTTCCTGTAATTCAAAAAAGAAATCAAAAAGAATAGTATGTGATATATTTGATGGTGGTGAAATAAATGAATTTGATTTACAACCCAGGAAATGTTTAATACCCATTAATAATGATTAAAATTATTCGGCTAATGATAACGGGCACCATTTTTTAAATCTTATATTATACACGCATATCATTTTTAGTTTTAATTCTGTATCAACCATCATTCGTTTTGATATATTATTATCTTCGTCGTCACTTTCTTCTAGTTCATCTAATTCATATTCTATTTTCATATTTCTAAAAAGAGAACCGAGAAATAAACTTGTCTTTAATGTTTGGACTGAAGCTATACCAATATATGTCTTTTCATCTTGTGAAAATAAATGATAAATGTCTATAATTGGGTCGGCTTTAACATAAAATGTTTCCATACGTTCTGGCTGTAAGTCATTTATATTTACACATTCTTTTTTTGTATTCAATGGATAATAAAAGTATGTATGAATTTTACTCGTTAATGGTAATGAATAATCTTTTTCTTCTTCAAAATGAAATCGGATAGAATGTATTTTATAAGAAATGTGTGGTAATAAATCATACATTTCTTTCCAATTAGTTCTCATAAAGGGAAATCCAATAATAAAGGATGATGTATATAAATCAAATGGTTGTATTTCATCTCGTAACATATCTCTACATAATGTCATTTTTGATTCCATAGACATTTGATTTGTATTTTTATAGTTGTATAGATATATATCTTCTATTGTAAAATAGACGTGTGGTCTTTCTTCTATATAATAAAGAGTTCCATATAACACCGTCCCTATATTTATGTATGAAAATGAATTATCTATGGTAACGTTATCAAATGATTTTCCATCTTTTGATAAAGTTAAAATATAACAATATTCTGGTGAAAACCATACCAGACTTTTTACTCCCATCGGTATAGCCATACATAAAGTAATTTTTTCCATTGGTTTATCTAAAATTGCTTCCACACATACTGGAACTTCTGGAAATGTATTCATTCTGTAATTGTAATATAATTATTCTTTTTAGTTGATAATTATTTCAATTTTATTTATAATTCAACCTGACTTTCTTTTTCTAATTTCTTAGAAAGATATTGTATTTGGATGTTTTGATTTTGTAGGTAATACATAAATAATTGAGGAAACATAGATAATGAATTCATATAAGTTGTATATTTTAAAGAAAGTATATTTGATTGTTTTGAGAATTGAAATGAATAACACCAATAAGGTGGTATGTATATACATTTATTTGTTTTCAAAATTACTTCCAATGATTTTACTTTATCAAAGGAAGGAATATATTTATCTTGAATATTCCAAGGGTTCATAGGAGATGAAAATTCAAATGTCTCGTAATTATTGTATAATTGTAGATATTTGAAATTCTTAGGCGGTATTAATTTTACCTTCACCTCTCCTTGTGTAACAATGAAAAAATTACGATAACATAATTCATATTTTAGTGTAGTTGATGCGTTCTCAGAACCAAATAAGATATCATAATAAGAATTGTTGATAGAAACTGGGCGAAATAATTCATCATAATATTCTATATTTTTATGAATTCCAGTTTCACTAAGAAACTCTTGATTATTATAACTAATATATTTTCCTTCCTTATCTTGTAAAAATAAATCCTCAGCTTTTTTCATATTTAATGGAACCATATCTGTCTCGTTACTTGTGCCCTTTATCTTTACATCAAATGCCCCATATACTTTTGTAACATATTCTAACGTAGATGTTTTACATAAATTTAATTCACTATCTGTTATGTCAAATATAACAGGTTGTCTTATATCGCATATTTCTTCTAATTTGTCTTTACATACATCACTTATTTCATAAATTTCTAATTCATTGCCAACTTTATAATGAAACAAAATATGTACGTAGAAAAATAATACAACCATAAAAATAAATATACAGAGAAAATAATTTATAATAGTCATAACATATTTTTGTAAAAAAACATTACCGTCTATCCGCATCATTCATCATTCTCATCATTTACTTCTTTTACTATAATCATCTTAGATTTTACAACACTTGGAAGTGCTGGGCGAATAAGTTCCAAAATCATTTTCATTGCTCTATTTACATCATACAAATAACATTTATCCAACATTGTTGTTGAATATTTAACTGTAACAATTTGTATAAAAAGAGATACTATTTTTTTATATTTAGGTGTCTGACTTATTTTTAAACTATCTGTATGAACGTGAAAATTAATATTCTCTTGGGCTGATAATAAATTATCTATTTTATCAAATATATAATTTATTACTGTTGAATTTCGCGTATCTTCATCTCCTTGTATTTCAAGCAATCTAATTGGATAGATATGTAGGTTATTACTATCTATTAGACACATACTTTCAAGAATATTATCTATTTCGTCCATAATATTTACTATATCTACACTATTATTTATATAACTTTATAATGATATTATAAATCAGTTGATTCCTCTTCTTCCTCATTATCTTCATCTGTAGAAATGGTTACAGATTGTTCCGATGGTTGAGTTGAACTATTTTGAAATACATCCACTGTATCATCTTGTAGTTGCGAAGGTTGAATAATTAAATCATTATGATCTATACTAGTTCCATCTACAAGCATTTGAATATTTACTTTCATTTCTTCTAATTGACTATGAAGGTCGGTTGTTCTTTCAAATAATAATCCGACACCTTGTTCCAAACTACTCAATCTTTCATTAATACTTTCAATTATTTCAGCACTTACATTATCACCATCTACATCACTACCTCCTACTGAACCATTCATAGCTGAATGAAATCCAGGCGTAGATGTCATTTCCTCCAATTTCGCCAATCTAAGAGTAATTAAAGTAATAGCATCTTTCATCTGAATTTTTCCGTGATGAATAACTTGAGGAGCTCCATCCATTTGTTCCATATGTGGTTGAGAACCGAAGTGACTTTTTTGTTGAAATTGTCTTGATGGTGTTTGAGGTTGTTGATATCCTTGGGTAACAATAGGTTGTTGCCAACTCACCTGTGGTGGTCCTTGTGAATATTCTGGTATTCCTCTACCATAACTAGATTGCGGGGCCTGACGAATTTGTTGTGGTGCTAGTTGATGCCCAGCGGCGGGTTGTCTTGCGGTAGTGGTATTTGCGTTAGTTAATTTAGTGACCCTTGATTTCATTGCGTGATAAATATATCTGTATATATTTTTTAAATCTTTTAATAGTTCAAATATTTAGTTCTCGGCTTTACTATTATAAAAATAAAAAAATGATCTGAAATAATTTTACACTAGTAAAAATAATATAGGTGCTTGAAAATGAAGGAAGAACAAACGATTGCGAAAATCACGAAGGATTCGTTCAAGAAAAGGGAATTACGGTTTGCTCGTATTGAAACTCTAGAAAAATCTAAAGAAGACTTACTAAAAAGTTTAGAAATAAAACGTAAATGTATTGAACCTCATACTCGGTTCCGTGACACTTGTCATTCTATACCCATAAAAGAGTTATACTTTCACCCCATTGTTTTGTCAATGCTAAAAAATAATACATTAAAAATATTCCAATTATCTCAAGATGGTTTAAGGTGGGAACCCTGGAATTATATTCCAGAAGAATATAATAATAGACTTGAAAGAGGTGAATTGTTCTTTTATGAACCTGTGAAAAAGCATATTGTTTTATTTGTTGAAACTTATAACAGACACGTAATAAAACCTATTATGAAAAAAATACAGGCAATTGATAGACGTATAGAAGCTTCGCGAAGAGAAATTTCGGCGATTCAATCCAAAGAATTACATAAAATTTCCATTGAAGAGGCATTCTTACATAGAAAATATGTATCAATCTTCAGAGAAATGAATATGTCAATTTATTCTCTTGCTCAATGCATTGATTATGTAGTTACAAATAAAAAGTTTATTTGTTCTCAACATCTCAACGAGTGTATTCATATGATGAGACAGTTCAATGAAGAACGTATGGTTGCGTGGATATCAAAGGGAATGGATGAAAAATATGATAAATCAGTTACTTTAACCAATACATATAGATTACTTCCTCGCGTGTTTAGTCTTATCATGCGTTTGGAAAAACAAGTTAAAACTCGTCTGAGAAGAAATACTATATATGTGCGTCCAGCATTTATTTCCTCTTTTGTAAAGGAAATAAATTTATTTAAAAAAAATTATAACAAAGTTTGGTTATCATTTTATACATCTAGTATTCCTTATATATTAGAACAAATGAATTTTAGTGATATTCTTATTCAACATATTTATGAATATGTCTATGGTGAAGATAAACCCATTGAATATTCTTACAAAAGACCAACTAGATCACCACAATCCAGAACCTTGACTGCCTAATAATTCATTCGCAGCCATAATTTGATTACCTTCAATATAACTTGGAGAATTTGCTCCAATTAACTGTGTTGGGTTATTTTGATACATCGCATTAAAGTTAGGGTCTTCTTGTTGGGGTGTATATTGAGATGTTGTGTTGGGTAAATTATTAATTAAACTAGTATCACTATACGATTGTTGTTGCTGCTGTTGGGATTGAATAGAAACATTTGAATTAGATATTGGTTGTGATACTTTTACATTTGTTTTTTTTGCTTTTTTATCATTGGAAGAATTTCCTCCATTCCATGCCGTAGATAATCTATCCAATAAAATATTTACCTTATTAGATATTTTTGTATTCATACTTAAAATAATAAACATAAATGATAAAGATTGTAATACAATTGTAGGATATTCAATTTCAGAATACGGTTTAATGTATAGTATTGTCTTGTTGGTAAAGTAAAATCCCATAAAGAATATAGTTATTTCTGCTAATATTTCACCCGTTATTTCAATTGAACCTTTTTGACTATCAACGTCAGGAATAATTCTTTCTATTAATTTAATTATCACTATGAGTGGTATAATAGAAAGAAACGTATATTGAAGAATATTTAACATTTCACCACGATGTTCTTCGTCAAAATTAAATACGTGTTGAATAAATCCATCGTTTGTTTTCTTATCGTCCATTTTAAATCTATTATGTTTTATAAAAAGAAATTAAATTCATCTGTATATTATACATATTATACAGATGAATACAAAAATTATCAATTCGTTAATTACTGATATAAAAAAAAGGAAAAAAATAAACGATGACTTAACCACATACGTTTTTATCCAAAATGTATGTGATTTAAAAATAGGGTCTCATATAAGAATGATTGATTTAACTAAATCACCTTATACTTTACAGGGTGTTGTAAATTTAATTAACGTTACCATAGAAGATACTCATATTAATATTACTTGTAAAACATTCGCAAATAGATATTTTAAAAAAAGATATGATGATTTAGTTATTTTTAAAAAAATGGTAAGTATTTAAGTTTTAAACTTCCTGAACCTCTTCAACATCTTTATATTCTCCATATTCTATATCATTTTCTTGGCTATTTCCATAAGTATATTCGTATAAATTATCATAAGGGTTATATGCTATTCCTAAATTGTGAAGACTTTCATCTCCTTCCAATTCAATAAAATCAATATATTGACTATCATTTTCTGAATTAGTTGCTTCATCATCATACTTATCCGCCTTTCCTTCTTCCATTAACATTAATGCCATTGCGGCATAATTATGTAAATCAATCATTGTATCCGATAAACCTTCATCTTCAACTAAATTAATATTATTCATTGTTATGGATAATGCTCGTTGTATTTTATCCTGTATTCTTATCAATACTCCTATAACTCCATATTTGGCAAATGCGTCACCATAATCAGCATTTTTTTTTGTAAATAAATCCAATGCCTTTGATTGAATTTCCATCATCTGTGTTACTCTATCCCCCATATAATATTTTTATAAATCAAATACTTTTTATGTTTTATTTTGATAAAGATTGTATTGCTACATTCAAATTATCCATTTTTTTATCTAAAACATCAATATGTTCTACTATCGCATTTAATATCGTGAAAATTTTCTCTAATTTATCATCCTTATTTTCACGAATATTTAATTGTTCTGGAGGGTCATTTTCATTGTAATTGTATACAAATGTATTTCCAATACTCACTTTTTGTTTATTTGTTTCATTCATTATAAAGTCATCATCTTCATTAAATACATTTAAATCTGCTAACACATCACTTATTTTGATTAATTTCACACTTTCAATTTTATCTTCGGGATTATACAATTTTTGTATTTCAGTCAATTCATTGTCACGTTCTTTTAATTTTTGTTGAATTAAAATATCTAATTCTTCAGTGCTAACTTCAGATGTATCTAAGAAAGATGGTTGTGGTGGCACTTTTAACGCATATTCATTCTTATATTCTACTAATGGAGTTGTATTACCCTCTTTTTTATCATAAATACCAATCGTTGATGACTGATGACTCATATGTAATAAAAAGGATTTATTCAAGTTCATAATATCCATTGAAGATGTATCAGGATTATTATCATAAAATACTTTTGCGTAATTTGTCAAAGTATTTCTTGATATTTTCATATCTTCGCATACTTCAAGTAACAAATCTATATTTTCTCGTCCTAAAAATTCCATAATAAAATAATATGAATAAAATCTTTAACCGTTTTGAAAAAATACACTACGTAATTCGTATATATCCTCATCTGGATATCTCTCTTTTTTTAATTCATAAATATTTTTTGTATCTTGTAATAAAGTAGTTATTACAAATAAACAATAAACCCCACATTCATTATTCTTACGCTGATGTTGTAATTTATTTATTTCAACGCGAAAATGTATCGGTGGCGACAATTCATTCCCTTGTTTTACTATGTTATCAACTAATTTTTTTATTTGCGAAGGCATTTTATTTCCAATACTATCAAAATAAAATATATACTTTTGTTTTATATTAATAAAAAGACAAACCCAATGAGACCCACCTTGTGTGTGTTTATCTAAATTAAATACAACCCCTATTTTTGATTTTCGTTCATCTATGTATTTTTTTAATTTGAAATTTGCTATTTTATTACATACAAACCCAGAACCATTTGTGCTATCATAATCTATTGGTGTGGGTCCTAAGAAATAAAAACAATAATAGAGTTTTTCATATTGTTTTAATACATTTGCTATGTCAATATTAGATAACCATTCATTTTTATCTTCATATGTTGGTTTAGGTGGAGCAAAAAGATTATTATTATTATTATTATTATTATTTATCCAACATTCTTCATTATCACATAACTGACCGATTTTCATTTGATATTCTTTCCATATTTCCATTGGTATGGTTGTACGAATTGGATTATCTGGATGTTTTTTATTCCACATTTCTTTGATTTTTTCTAACATATCATTTGTATAACAACTAAAACTATTTACATCACCTTTTTTTCTAGGACCACAAATACGCTTTTTGTATGAAATTCCAGTATATGGTAATTGAACTATATTATCTTTGTATGCTAACAATGCTCTATTTGTATGAGATTTTATTTTTTTATTTGGTTTATGGAACTTCTTTTTCGTCTGGTTCATATAAAATAGACATATTATTATTCTTAGTTATACCTTTCAACCTGAATGAATTATCACGGAGATTATATTGTCTTTGTTGAGGTAATAAGTTTTCAATTTCATCTTCAATAATATGAAATGTTCCATTTGACGAGGGGGTAGTGTTGGATTGATAAAATTTCATATCTATCGCATTTGTATTTTCTAATGGTTCTGTTAAATTATCGTTTTCATCAGTTGGTTCATTCTTTGTTTCAATTAACTCTTTTTGAATTATTTCATTTCTATCTTCACGTTTGAAAAAGAGAATACTTTCTTCAATAAATTTATTTCCTAATTCTATCAAATCATTAGGAATATTATTTGTATTTGTTATATTCGTTGGACATTGTTTATTTATTAACAACGTTTTATAAATATTCAATAATCTTTTATTATAAAATTTATAATCTTTTAAAGATAATACATTTTTTTGAGTTGTTGGTAACTCTTTATCTACGCAATGTATTTTATATTTACGGTTATACATAAAAGAGGAGAATACAGATAACATCTCTTCATTTTCTACGGTATCCATATAAATTATATGTAAAATATAATACAATCTTATTATATGGGTATTTATCATTTGTTATATGAAACAAATAATTTTATTTTCAATATAGCGATAACAATTATATGGATATTAATATTTTTATCCTTTGTTAATTTTTACAGCGAAAAAACAAAGGCGATTTTATCAATTGTATCATATTATATAAGAATTTATGTATGTATTTTTTTAATTGTAAGGTTTAACCCTTTCTACTCTATTTTTACAAAAAAGAAATTTGTATTCACTGACTTAGACCGTAAAATAGCTTATAGCTCTGGTATTACAATTCTAACAACAGATATAAATTTGATACAAACAATATCAGATTTATTTAATAAATTTAATATGAAATCATAATATAATGGACCAAATACAGTTGAAACATAACCAAATAAATAATGAAATAATGAAACGAAATGTTCCCTCTCAGCCACTTCAACCTTATTTTAGTATTCCTGGTGTAAATACTCGCTATGTCGTTCAGCCAAAATATGATTTTGCGTCGCCACCTTGTATATTACCTAAGAAAGACAATGGAGATGGATTGGGATTATACAATAATCAACATTCTACTTATGATACAAATACATACTTCTACCCTGGGAACCGATTAGCCCCATTTTCTGGGTTTTCAAGTAATGTCAACACAGAGACTCAACTACGAAATCAACACATTAAATTATCTAAGACAGATAATAATGTATATGTCCCACATAGTAAAAGTAATTTATATAATTTTAATATGACGACAAGTAAATTGGAAGGTCCGTCTAGTAGTTTAAATCCTCATTTTTTACTATTTCAAGACTACGATAAAGTATGTGCTAACGGTAGTCCTTCTTCCCAGTCATCAAATATGGGAAATTGTATATTTAACAATCATTCAAGATTAAATAAATAATATTATTCAGAATATTCTGTAATCAAATTATCTTTCACATTGGATTGAAATGATAATACGCAACTTTCTAACTTACCATTCTTATGTTTTTTTCTCAATTCAATTACCATATCTTTTTCATTATATAAAAGTAATTTGATTTTCTCTTTTGCTACATTTTCTCTTTCATCCTGTGTATGTTCATTCAACCATCGTGTATATTTTTTGAGAGTTTCACTCCCTAATTCAGATTTCAAATCATCAAATTTATCTATTAAAAATGCTTCTGCCGTTTCATAAATATCATTAATAAGTTCATCTTTTCGTTTCATTTCCCATTTAATTCCATTGAAAAAACACGCATATCTATCTTTTACATTCGGTAAATATACATTACAATTTTCGGGCACGTCTTTGTTAAAATATGTAAGCTTGGCGAACTCTGGTATTGACCCAAAGCATCTATTAAAAAGATATATTAATTGTTTTTTTGTTATATGGTCCATAGTTTCTTCCCCAAATTTATAAATGAATGTATTGTTTGTAATATTTTGAGTTAAATTACCATTCAAAATATTTGTATTATTTTTATTTGACGTTTTAATTTCCCTTCTTATTGATTTTAATTCTTCTTTTAACAATTGTATTTCAGTTGAATGAGATTGTTCGCATTTATTCTCGTGTCGTATCTTATTATATTTTGTAGAAAACATCTTACTACAGTAGCCACACTTGACATCATTTGGTATTCGGACTTTACATCTATTCATTCTTATATGTTTATCATAATTTGACCTATTTTTGTAATCTCTCAAACATACATCGCATTTTATAGATGAGTTCATATAAATTGAATATATAAATATATTTAAATTATTGGATATGGTTTCTATTTTTACCCGTATAGCTATACATTCTGTATTAATTAGTTTAGAGATTATGTTTTTTCCACACTTCAAAAAAATTTAAAAAACAGGGACCCCAACCACCTGGTTGGCTATATTCTACATTAAAGTTATTTTCTTTTAATACTTGGTCAATGTAATTCTTGTGACTTATATCGTGATAATCATTTTCCATTATTATTAAATTTATATTATCCAATATTTCAGGCATATCCATTAAAATATAATAAAAAGCACCCTCACAATCTAATACCAATGTATCAAATTCAATATTATACTTATTTTTTAATTCATCCAAAGTGATTGTACTAACCCAATTATACCCATCTTCTAACACTTCACTTGGTTTTGTATCCCAACCTAGTTGAATTAATTTTCTATTTGATAATGCGGAATTTTCTATATGAAACTGTAAATTATTTATATTTCTATTATTCTGTAACTTAGTTGCTGAATCGTTATCACATTCTAATGTAACGAGGTTTGTATCATCATCTAAAATAGAAGCTATAACTAATGAATTTCTTCCTATGTTTCCTCCAATCTCTAAAATTTTTTCATCCCCATTTAAATACATAACTGCCATTTTTTGTTCTGGTAATTCTTCTTGTAAACTACCATATCTTATAATTAATTTAGAGTGTATATTTGATAATTTATTGTTAATTTCAAAACCATTTATGGCGGTTATTTTATTATCTATTAAATCTATTTTTACAAATACATATTCATCATATTCAAATAATTCATCATTTATTGTCACGAAAACACTTTTATGAACTCCATATAAAGGATCCGAAAAATAACTTGCTCTATTTGCGTCACCTCTGGGAATTGTAATAACATTGTTATTTGTTAATGACGCCAAACAAATATCTGTAACGTCAATAAGATTACTAGAAATCCCATAATATACTCGCATTTTATTATATTACTATGTATATTTATTATATAACTTATTTATGTTATTTATTTATAAAAA